AGAAAGAATTGAATGGAAGAAGAAATTAAAACCAGAAGATTATAGACTGCGTATTTCTCAGAAACCTATTAATATCAAAGAAGCATTTGACTATAGAAAAGATGCAAGATTTCCAGAACACCTTGTTTCTCAACAGATTAAACGCATTGAAGAGAAAGAATATCCAATGGAATTTGTTGATTTGATTTGGGAAGATGACAAGATTGTACAAAAGTTTACACGCAAGTTGCCAATAATGGAATTTCCCATTTCACCAAAAACAGAAAACAAAGAAGGTGTAATTGTTATTTATGAGAAGCCAATAGAGAATCCTAAATTTGGAACATACTATGCTTCTATTGACCCTGTGTCAGAAGGTAAAACAACAACATCAGAATCATTGTGTTCTATATTTGTGTACAAGACTGCACAAGAAGTTACTGTTCATAAGAAAGATGGTTCTATAGAGTCACATATTGAAGGAGATAAAATAGTTGCATCATGGTGTGGACGTTTTGATGACTTAAAAAAAACACATGAAAGACTTAAACTAATTATAGAGTATTACAATGCTTGGACATTAGTGGAAAATAACGTACACTTGTTTATTCAGTATATGATATCAGAACGCAAGCAAAAATATCTTGTACCAAAAAACCAAATTATGTTCTTAAAAGAACTTGGAAGTAATAATAATGTTTATCAAGAATATGGTTGGAAGAATACAGGTGTGTTATTTAAATCTAATCTTGTGTCATACGCTATTCAATTCTTAGAAGAAGAGACGAATGTAGCAACAAAAGCTGATGGAACAATTACTAGAGTAACGTATGGGGTAGAAAGAATACCAGATATTATGTTACTTAAAGAAATGCAAGCATATAGAGATGGACTAAACGTGGATAGACTTGTTGCGTTTTGTGCATTGGTTGCTTTTGCTAAAGTTCAAGAATCAAATAGAGGTTTTGCAAAAAGAATAGATCATGAAAATCCTGATAGTTTGCAAAATTCAAATAAAAATACTAACTTATTTATGAGTCCCTTTCGTCACATGGGTAATTCTGTTAATAGTCCAGAATCAGCAATGATGAGAAAGCCTAGGAATCCATTTAAAAACATGAAGTAATATGAAAATATTCAATGCGTTGCAACTTAAAAATGGTGCAAAAGCTGATGCTAACAGAATGGGAACATTCACTCAACCTGTTCAATTTCTAAATGCAAAAGACAAAGATGAAGCATGGGGTGCTTGGAATATGGATTGGTATGAGATGCAAGGTCTTCAACAAATTCGCAGAAATGCTAGACGTTTGCTAAAAAACTACAAGTTAGCAAATGGTATTATTGATAAAACAGATTATATTGTTGAGGAGAATAATGACATGGCAGAACTTATTGATGTTTTGACAAAAGAAGATGCATCAGCATTTGAGTTAAAGTTTTTTCCAATTATACCCAATGTAATAAATGTTATGGTTGGTGAGTTTGCCAAACGTAATGATAAAATTATGTATAAGTCAGTTGATGATACTTCATATAATGAGATGCTTGAGCAAAAAAGAGGAATGGTTGAACAAACATTACTTGCTGGAGCAGAGATGAAAATGAAGATGCAAGTTGAATCAATGGGTCTTGATCCAAATAATCAAGAGCAACAACAACAGGCACAGCAAATGATGTCACCTGAAAATTTAAAAACATTGCCAGAGATTGAAGAGTTTTTTAAGAAGAACTATAAGTCAATGGTTGAAGAATGGGCATCACATCAGCATGCTGTTGACACAGAAAGATTTCACATGAAAGAGTTAGAAACTCTTGCGTTTAAAGATAGTCTTATTGCTGATAGAGAATTTTGGCATTTTAACATGTTAGAAGATGACTATGAGGTTGAGGTTTGGAATCCTGTTATTACATACTACCACAAGTCTCCAGGAGCAAGATATATTTCTCAATGCAATTGGGCTGGTAAAATTGATTTAATGTCACCAGCTGATGTTATTGATAAATATGGTTATCAGATGAATGGTGATCAGTTAAAAAGTTTAGAAGCAATATATCCTGTTAAAGCTGCTGGTTATATTTTGCCAGGTGTTCAAAATGATGGTTCTTTTTATGATGCTACACGTTCTCATGATTGGAATGTTGATGGTCCTTCATTAGGGATGCGTCAGTTTACATCGTATAGAGATACAGTAAATGGTTCTGGTGATGATATTATTTTAAGAATTTTAGCTGAATCAGAAGATATGGTGGATTTTGATAATACTGGTTTACTACGTGTAACAACAGGTTATTGGAAATCTCAAAGAATGGTTGGACATCTTACACGCATAGATGAGCAAGGTATGCTTACTGATATGATAGTTGATGAGAACTATAAAGTGACAGAAAAACCACTTTATGATACAGCTGTAATCAAAGTAAAATCAAGAGAAACTTTATTACTTGGTGAACACATTGATTGGATATGGATAAATCAAACATGGGGTGGTGTAAAAATTGGACCTAATAGACCAACATTTTATGGCAACACAGATAACATGAATTTTTCTCCAATTTATTTAAATGTAGCACCTACTAAATTTCAATTTAAAGGAGACTTTACATTATATGGTTGTAAACTTCCAGTAGAGGGTGCAGTATTTTCTGATAGAAATACTAAGTCACGTTCTTTGGTAGATAAAATGAAACCTTATCAAGTTGGATACAATCTTGTAAATAATCAAATTGCTGACATTTTAATTGATGAGTTAGGTACTGTTATCATGTTGGATCAGAATGCATTACCACGTCACTCAGCAGGAGAAGATTGGGGACATGGTAATTTTGGTAAAGCGTATGTGGCAATGAAAAACTTTGGTATTTTACCTTTGGATACATCTATTACAAATACTGAGAACGCTCTTAATTTCCAACATTATCAAGTACTTAATCTAGAACAAACAAATAGATTAATGTCAAGAATACAATTAGCTAATCATTTTAAACAACAATGTTTTGAAACAATTGGAATATCAGCTCAACGTATGGGTGCAGTAAACGCACAAGAAACAGCACAAGGTATTGAACAAGCTATTAATCAAAGTTATTCTCAAACAGAAATGTATTTTGTACAGCATTCAGAATATCTTATGCCACGTGTTCATCAAATGCGTACAGACTTAGCACAGTATTATCAATCTAATAAGCCAAGTCTAAGGTTGCAGTATATGACAACTATGGATGAAAAAGTTAATTTTGAAATGAATGGCACAGAGTTATTAGCAAGAGAATTAAACATATTTATTTCTACTAAAGTAAATCAGCGTCAGATCATGGAGCAGATAAGACAGCTTGCTATCAGTAATAACACGTCTGGTGCATCTATTTATGATTTAGGTAACTTGATTAAGGCAGACTCACTTGCAGAGATTACACACACTCTTAAGGGCGTTGAGGAGAAAGTACAAGCTCAACAGCAACAGCAATCACAAGCTCAAACTGAATCTGAGAAAATGCGTCAAGAAGGTGAAAACAAACGTCAAGAGGCTGAACTTAGATATAAAGCAGAACAAGCACAACTTGATAGAGATACAGAGGTACAAGTTGCAGAAATACGTGCAGCAGGATTCACTGGTATGAAAGATCAAAACTTAAATCAGCAAACTGATTATATAGATACATTAGAATATCTTGATAAACGTAGAGCAAAAGATCGTGACCAAACAATGGCAGAATCACGTGAAACAAATAAGATGATTGAAAATCAAACTAAAAACGATTTACAACGTCAAGAAATGATGACACGTGAAAATATTGCTGATAAACAACTCCAAATTGCACTGACAAACAAAAATAAATACGATAAACAAAAATAGTTTAGCCATATAGTGTCAAAAACTTTACAAGCAGTGTATTGTCAGTTTAAATTTTTAAAGTTTATTTGCTAACTTATTATTGAAGGAAGAAGAGAAACACCTATAAAAAAACAAAGTATGGAAAACATGGATAAAAAAACTGAAACTCAAGACGTGAGTTCAGCAACTATTGAAAACATTGATGACTTTTTGCCCCTACCAGGTGCAGACAGTGTAGTAACATCAGATGATGAGGATGATAATGTGAGAACAGTTTTCTCAAAACCTAAACCTACTGATTTAGGATTTCTTGAGGATGATGATTCTTCTGATACTCCTAAATTATCTAGAGAAGATGTTGATGCTACATTATCAGAACTTGATTCAGATTTAGCTGATGATGATGATGCAACTAAACTTGGACGCAAAAAGATTGATAAAAGTGGAATGGTAGAAACATTCTCAAAACTTATGGACGAAGGCGTTCTAATGGGTTTTGAAGATGACAAACCACTAGAAGATTATTCTATAAAGGATTGGAAAGAACTTATCCAAGCCAATTTAGATGAAAAGGAGCGAGCACTACGTGAGCAGACTCCAAAAGAGTTCTTTGAATCTTTGCCTGAAGAATTGCAGTATGCTGCAGAGTATGTTGCTAAAGGTGGAAAGGATATGAAAGGTTTGTTTAGAGCACTTGCACAAGTGGAAGAACAAAGATCATTAGATCCTACAAATGATGAGCATCAAGAAATGATTGTTCGTCAATACCTTTACGCTACTAATTTTGGTGATGAAGCATTGATTGAAGATCAAATTGAAGAGTGGGTTAGTAATGGAACTATTACAAAACGTGCAGGTCAATTTAAACCAAAATTAGATGCTATGCAATCACAAGTTTTGCAAGGTAAACTTGCACAACAAGAAGAATTTAAAGTGCAACAACAACAACAAAAAGAAATGTATATGGATAACATATACAACACACTTAAACCAGGAGATTTGAATGGTGTAAAGGTTGATAACAAACGTCAAAAATTCTTATGGGAAGAATTGACAACATTAAAGTATCAAAGTTTACAAGGAAAACAAACAAATCTTTTAGGAAAATTGCTTGAAGACTATCAGTTCAGTAATGCTCCTAGATATGACTTAATTGCAGAAACACTGTGGTTATTGTCAGATCCAGATGATTACAAAGATCAAATTAGACGACAAGCAAAAAACGAGGTAACACAAGAGACAGTAAAGAAATTGAAAACTGAAGAAGCAAGACGTTTGTCTTCAACAGTAACAGAAGAAAGAGAACAATCAAATTCTAAACCATCTTTGAAAAAACCACGTAACATTTTTAGTAACAGATAACGTAAATTAATTAATAACTCTAAATAACAAAACAAAATGGCAACTCCAGTATTAAACAACGGTCTGTTTCTAAGAGACACGAACTACAAAGTTTCGTCTCACTTAGATTCATACCACCTAGTAAACATGCTTAAATCAGCAGAACCAATGGATTTAGGTCCAGTAGATCTTTGGGCTATGTCCCAAAAGGTTGAAATGCCTCTTTATCAAATGTCTTCATTTGGTGGGAAAAACACAATTTTGGTAGATACACCACGTGGCGAGTACAAGTGGCAAACTCCAATTGTGCAAGACCTTCCTTATATTACTGAGGATATTGAA